TATAAATCTCTCAGACGACCTTAAAAAGGAGGCTGAGGTCCGCATAATGTCACTCGCATTCCGAAGAAAGGCTGGAAAGCGCTGCGAAAAAGTGCCAAAACTATGGCCCTTAGTGACAATGGGGTAAATATCATCAGACTGAGACAAGACTGAAAGCACATGCTCAAAATTAGGATCCACTGGTGAAGGTGAAGCATAAATTGGGGTTGGTTGTCGTAAAGTACATTCCAACCACCATTGAACATGGACAATGAACGGCAGTGCTTCAGTAGAATTGATAGGTTCAGAAAACTGTATGACAACACACGGCATTCGAACATCATCTCTACTGTGGGGTGCCGTTCTTACATTAATTAAAGAACGTGTTTCAAAGAGGCCATCCTTCTGTATGGGATCATAACGATTGCAAGTGCCATCGTTATTACCATAAACTTCAGAATACGGAGAATTCTTTAAAAGAGTTCTAATATCATACCCTGAAGCATTAAACCACTCGAATAACTCAGTTCCTGTTAACTGTCCAGAAATATAGTAACTGTTATAAGGCACTGTCGTGTCCGTGACTACCTCTATAGCTGGTAAAATACGCAGACCGGCAGCTACAAGTCTCATGCTCTGGGCGAGAGAGTCATCAAAATTGAAGGTGCCATCTGCGCCTATACCAACTATATTAGTATAATTCATGGATACGGCGGCATCATAAAGTCCAGTATTAAGGACAGGATTACCATTAGCGTCTATACCCGCAATACCGAAGTGATAAAGTGACTGACCAACAGATGAGCCACAAAATTGATTCTGCATTTGAGTATAGCCGTAGCTGATAAAAAGAACTACGCCATTAATGGAAGTGCCGTCGAAAGTATTAGTTGGGGCAGCAATTTCCAAGGCGTCCCTAAAGCAAACTGAGTTGAGTCTTTCAATATCTGGAACCCTTGCGGGTTGATCAGCACCGAAAGGATCAACTAGTGCTTCGAGGAAGTCCATCGTGTGTTTCGGAAACGAACCTAGTCGCGACATTTTGTTTCTTGTCAAGCGAATCAAAAATCAAATAATAATACAAGGCAAAAATTACAAACAAAAGCAGTAAAAGTAGTACAGTTACTCTCACAAATTCAAGAAAAAGGCAAAATCTCATAAAGAAGCTGGCAGTATACGAGACAGGACATGTTCAATTCACCAAGATCACCTTAACCCTCTTAGCTTCACTCCCAGTTCCTCAGAGGCTTTTGGCACTCGGTACTTTGGGATCTCTTTGAGGGTGACGGTATTGACTCGATCAAAACCAATCCAAGTCAACCAGTAGAGGGACTTGACCTTGCTCCCGAAGGCAAGGGACAAGTATACTCTGGGACAATCGGTAATGCGGTCGCAATCCTATGAAACGATGAACCGAACATAACTCATCAAGTATATGACAAACTTCTTCACTATTCTTCTTTCCTCCAGAGAAAGAAGACTACTAGAAGAAGCTAGTATGATTTTACAAATTTCGTGAATCCGTATTGAGAAAACTCCCCAAATTCACGCCAATCTTCATCAGTATAATGAGGAAGATCTTTAAAAGAAATAGCCTTGCTAATTTCGTCAACAAGATCACTAGAATCATGTGAGAAATTAGAAAAATTATCGATCCAATCACTAATATCCGAAGGGTGTTTACCATAACGAAAAGAGAGATCTTTAAAAGTTTCATCACAAACATAAACTTTATGGGCTGTTTTAATGAACCTCTCTTTTATTTTATCACACGTAACACCAACGGAAAAGTGATCGAATTCATGGACCAACTGACTATAAAATCTACGAAAGCCGAAGAACATATAGAGCTCATTAAGAATTCCCCGTGCTTTGGAACAGGCGTAGGCGCATTGACGTCTAAAACCATAATTCCTAACACTAAGGGCACTCTTAGAGAGCAAATTTCCCAACTTAGGTAGCATATAGTAAGTTGTTTTGCTCAGATTCAAATCGGACATCCGGCAAAAGAAGGAAGAACAATATTCAAGCTCGGAAATGTATTCTGAATCCTCCACCGTTAGTTTAAAACCTAACCGCTTCAAAGGATCAAACACGGATTGATTATACTTGTAACACTTTGGCAAAAAGGCAAAAGAATCATCGCCACAGACGAGAATCTTTAAACCTTTTTCAATGACCTCCGGACCATATGTTGATACATAAGCATACAACAAAAGGTTCGCAGTCAAAATAGTGTTACAAAGAGTAGTTTGGGGGTCCCCAGAAGACCGGGTTCCAACCACACTACTCTTAACCAATCCGCCATCTTTCCAAGACCTGGCTATTGTCTTCCACCGTCCGGCCCCATATTTCACATGTATATCCATCAGATTCGTTTCCAAAGGATGACCTTCAAGTAAGTGCCTATAATAACACATTTCCATACGAATGATTTCTGGGACCTGAGATGAATCATATTTTGAAAAATCACTCGCAATGAAATGGTAATCACCTTCTGCGACAATGTTGCTAACAATTTGTCCGACCTGAGATCTATCTAAACCAGAGGTATAGATAATAGTGTCTTGGGTCGGGCAACGTCCAACATAATGCGGATTAAACTTATTAAGCCAAGCATGCTTAATAGCTTTAGTCATCGCATCAATAATTGGAGCAAGCAAACATTGCACTTCCTCGCGACGTGCACATATTGTACGGGCTGGGGCACTTACAGGTTTAAACATCAACTCAGCCTTAGTGAACGTCTTTTTAGTGAGAAGCGACTTGTTTTTAAGAGTTGCCACCGGATTAAGACTCGCAGTTTCAAACGCAAGTCTATATGCATTTTTCTTTGCTTCGGAAAAATGATGTCTTGTCTCGATCCACTCATTAAATGGGATCATCCGGGAACAAGTCGGCAAAAATCTCTCACAAAACCACCTAGTATGTTTCTTAAATTTAGTGAGTTCGGAGCGCAAAAGGACAGTACCGTTATCACGACACTGTCGTTGCAACAAGCTCTGCTTAGCATTCTCAGTAGATGCTTGGTGGTAAATGAGAATGCTAGGTATCATCGGCCACAACTGAACAATTGGTTTCGCACGAAAACAACCCGGATTAGGAGGAACTATCACATTAACACTAGTTTCCTTCCTGATCTTGATACCATTATGTTCAGCAGTAGCTGAAGACACTATCTGATAGGAATAATGTCTAAAGCAAGGACGATGAAACTCCCTACCAGCTGGAAGCAAACTGGTGGGAAACTCACTAAATTTTATATTATAATTTAGTTTGACCCCAGCCTTCAAAAATCCTCTTCAAGAAGAGAAGTTTTGAAGACCCAAGGTTTTTCTTTCAAAGAGACGGGAGATACACTGCCATCACTTTGAGAAGAGTCACTAAAAGGTGAACCACCACTGCTGGAATAAAACTCAGTGGAGTCAAAAGGATTATTTGGGGGAACCTGTGCGAGGGAGTCAACCTTGCTCCCTGAGGCAAGGGATGACTGATCAGCCAAGTTACTTAACTTCCCAGTGTCCTGGGAAAACCCAAATAAATCCTTCTGACTTTCCTCCGAAAACCAACAGGTAGGTAATCTACCTTGAAGGACTTGAATTGATTCAGGTGTAGAATCCCCAACTCGGTTCTTATACAATACATAACACAAAAGAACCAAGAAGGCGACAAAAGAAAAAGTTGAAAAACAAAAAACAATAACCTGAACCAATAAATTAAATAGAATAACTAATATATTGAAAACATCCAACACAGAAGAAGGATAAAAGACAGCAAATAAAAAGAAAAGAAAACAACAAAAATAAAAGTAAGCCCAATACTGTCCTTCATCCTTTGATGAGAGGATATTGAAAGAATCAACAAGCTGAGGAATATCATCAAACTCAGCTTCTTGATTTTTCTCCTCCCACACATTACAGAGATTCCTAAACTCACGGGTAAAAATCTCGAAGACTAACTTCGTAGAATACCCTGATTCTAGGAATACTGCATTAATGTCTTGTCTAACATTCAGACGGAACTTTCTGGATGAGAGACAAGGTCGTAATGAAGTCCGGGTTAAAACCTTTTCAAAACATGACTTAGGCATTAAAGACCTACGCCATGGTGAAGATTTAACCCCCACTCCATTACGATAAGACTTAGTATTAGTATAAATACCATATCCTCTGAAACTTGTTAACCGAACTAAACGTCCAGAAACCAAGACATCAGTGGATATGAATTTATTCTTAAGTCTTATACCGCCCTGAACAACTTCGGCCTCGTTTAAGACCAATTTCTCATTAAAGAAATCAGGCAAAAACTGGAGCGAGGCCTTAGTCTCGATGTCCTTCCCAAATTTATACTCGACCTGTCTTCGCAAGACCTTCGAGATGTACTTGACACTCTCGAAGATGGCACTACGACAGTCGACGTCCATTTGGGCATGAACAACGTCAGAGATATTATCTTTAGCATGTAACCCGCCCTTTTCCTCCTCTGAACGGGATTTATTTCTTCTACCTCCCTTGAGGGGAGGGTTGGATCCTTTATTGGATCCTGCAGCACGCGGCGCCACCCCAGGCTTCTTCTTGGGGCGATACTTCGCATCGTTC